ATGCCAAAAGACATTCGAATTAGGTTAGAAGCCGACAGTTCTGCAGAACTACAAGATGACATAGATAGGTATCGAAGGTTTTATCCCTCACTAGGCTACGACACAAAGGTTATTAGTACATCGCTAGAAGATGGTAAATACATTGCGTATGTATCCCGCCTAGATTCGTGTGATTAATATGGAACATCACGAGGAATATATGAAGCGCAGAATCAAGGAAATAGACATGGTTAATAACCCACCTCATTATAAAAAGGGTGGGATTGAATGTATTGAGGCTATTAAAGCTGCCCTGACTCCAGAAGAGTTTAGGGGCTACTGTAAGGGTAGCAATATCAAATACACGTGGCGGGAACGTCACAAGGGCAAATCTGTTGAGGATTTGCAGAAAGCGCGGTTTTATACAGACCGTTTAATTTTGGAACTAAAAAATGAGCAGGAAGATAAGGGCTAACATTACAATATCTGCTTCTATTGATTTAGATGAGTTTAATATTAATATTGATGAAACTTCTGATACTTTGAAAGAATATTTAGAAGATTTATTGTTTGATGTCGAAGGTATCAAACCTGCTAAAATTAGCGTGAGGATGGCACATGAATAACCAATTACCTACAGACTACCAGAATTTTATTGCATTGTCTCGCTATGCGAGATGGAAGGAAGACGAACAGCGTCGGGAGACTTGGAGTGAGACTGTATCCAGATATTTTGACTATATGGCTGACCATTTGCATTTTAAACATGGTTATAAGCTACAGCCCGCACTGAAGAAAGAACTAGAAGAAGCTGTCCTAAGTCAGGCCATTATGCCTAGCATGAGAGCCTTGATGACTGCTGGTCCTGCATTAGACCGTTGCCATGTAGGTGGGTACAATTGTTCTTACGTGCCAGTAGATAGCCCGCGTGCATTTGATGAGACAATGTACATTCTTATGTGCGGTACAGGGGTAGGCTTCTCTGTTGAACGCCACTGTATCGAAAAGCTACCCATCGTAGCGGAAGAGTTTCACACCACAGACACAGTAATTAAGGTTGGCGACAGCCGCCCTGGATGGGCAAAGTCCCTCAAGGAACTCATTGCTATGCTGTACACAGGTCAAGTTCCCAAGTGGGATGTGTCTGATGTACGCCCTGCAGGTGCTAGGCTCAAGACATTTGGTGGTAGGGCGTCAGGCCCACAGCCACTGGTTGAGCTTTTTGAGTTTGTTGTACAGAAGTTTAAAGGTGCCGCAGGGCGCCGGCTATACCCAATTGAATGTCACGACATTATGTGTAAGATTGGTGAAGTGGTAGTCGTAGGTGGTGTACGCCGCAGCGCACTGATTTCATTATCTAACCTCAATGATGACCAGATGGCACACGCTAAGTCAGGCCAGTGGTGGGAGAATGAAGGCCAACGTGCGCTGGCTAACAACTCAGTAGCTTATAAAACTAAACCTGAAATGGGTACATTTCTGCGTGAGTGGCTGTCACTGTACGACAGTAAGTCAGGTGAACGCGGTATCTTTAATCGCCAGTCTGCAATTAAGCAAGCCGCTAAAAATGGTAGGCGTGAGATAAACCATGACTTCGGCTGCAACCCTTGCAGTGAGATTATCCTACGCCCATACCAGTTTTGTAATCTGTCAGAGGTAGTGGTACGTGAGAATGATACGATTGATGTATTGAAGAACAAGGTACGGCTTGCTACTATTCTTGGCACATTCCAGTCTACATTGACTAACTTTAAGTATCTTCGCCATGTGTGGAAGAAAAATACGGAAGAAGAAAGATTGCTCGGTGTGTCACTTACTGGCATCATGGATAGCACACTAACTGCTACAGCGGGTAACAAGCTAGAAGTGACGCTTGAAATGCTACGTGATGTTTCCGTACAAACAAATGAAGCACTTGCTAAAAAGCTGGGCATCCCACAATCCACAGCCGTTACATGTGTGAAGCCTAGTGGTACGGTATCCCAACTTACAGACGCTGCCAGTGGCATTCATGCAAGGCACAATCCTTATTACATCCGTACTGTGCGTGGCGACAACAAAGACCCACTCACACAGTTCCTAATATCTGAGGGCATTCCTGCAGAGCCTGATGTAATGAAGCCTGACAGCACCACAGTGTTTAGCTTTCCTATGAAATCACCACAAGGTGCGGTGACACGTACTGCTATGACTGCCATCCAACAGCTTGAGTTGTGGCTAATATATCAGCGCCATTGGTGCGAACATAAGCCTAGCGTAACAATTTCAGTTAAGGAAAATGAATGGGTAGACGTAGGTGCGTGGGTATATAAACACTTTGATGAGGTGAGTGGCATCAGCTTCCTACCCTTCAGTGAGCATACATATCAGCAAGCACCCTATCAGGACATTGATGAGGTACAGTACAAAGAGTTCTTGACTAAGATGCCTAAGAAGGTAGAATGGTCTAAGCTACAGGACTTTGAGAAAGAAGATACTACATCAGGTGGGCGTGAATTAGCGTGTACCGCAGGTGTGTGTGAAATTGTAGATATTTCAGCAGGGTGAGGACGTAATGGCTAATAAAAAAGCAGTGGACAGGTTTTACCACGAGGGGCGTAAAGCTTTTAGTGCGGCAGAAAAACGTGGAGACTATTACCACATACCTGCTAACCCACATTCAATGGACTCCTTTAGAGGTAAAGAATGGCAACGAGGTTACAACCTCAGCTACTTCCAGAACTTAAAAAGGATTCAATCACAATGAATGCTAGGGAAAACCAAGTAAGCCGCTTTCAAAAAGCCATGGAGCAACCCATTGATACAGAGCTATCAAGCAAACAACTTATATTACGTATGTCATTCATTGACGAAGAAGTGAAAGAATTACGTGATGAAGTCTTGACGGCTGTTAAAGAACTTGAAGAAACCAAAGCTGTTTCACATCAAGTACATGTAAATCTATTAAAAGAACTAGGTGACGTAATGTATGTTGCGTCAGGCTTTGCTGTAACTTTTGGCTTGCCTATATCTAGGGCTTTTGATAGGATACATGAATCCAACATGAGCAAAATGGTTGATGGTAAGGCTATCAAGAATGACGAAGGTAAAGTCATGAAGGGGCCAAACTATAGGCCACCAATACTAGGTGACCTAGTAAGCGACCAATTAGAATTATTTTAGGAGACTTAAATGTCAGATGACGCACAAATGATTACCATTGATGGTAAAGAATACAACTTTGAAGAACTAGAAGATAAGCAGAAAATAATGGTGAATCATGTTTCTTCTTTGAACACCAGAATTGCACAAGCTAGGTTTGACTTAGACCAGCTATCTGTAGCACAAAATGCATTCAGTGATATGCTGGTAGCTTCTATAAACGAAGCAAAGCCAGAACCAGAGAAAAGCAAGAAATAATGGAGCATCTGGAACCAGTAAAGAAAGACCGTAAGAAGTTTGACTTAGACTTGCAGTATGGAAAAGTACGTGAGCAGCGTATCGCTGATATGCTTCAGAATAAAAAGATTGAGGTGAAATCAGAAAGGGATATGTGGGCACGTACCGGTAACATTGCTATTGAGTATCAATCCTACGGTAAGCCAAGTGGCATCGCTGCCACAGAAGCAGATTACTGGTTCCACAATCTCTGTATCGGTGATGCTACTTTTGCTACACTTGTGTTTAGCACAGAGTCACTAAAAAGAATTATCGCTAATCTTGACTACAAGAAAACAGTCAAGGGCGGTGACAATTACGCCTCTCAGATGTATCTTCTGAACATACAGAAGCTATTTTCATCTGACGTAATTAAGGCTTTCAAGGAAAATGAAAATGCCATCAATGAAGACGCTATCAATACACAGTGAGCTAGACGTACACCTCAGCATCACCAAGCAAGGCATCGGTGTAACCATATCAGGCGAAGAAGCTGAGACTTCTTTCAGTGAATACACATGGGATGAGCTGTCTGACGATATGATTGACCAACATGCTGTACCTGTACTAGCCAGTAATGACTACAAAATCAGTAAGGATAGCCGCGACTTTATCAAAGAGGCGGCACAAAAAATGCGCTATGCCGCTAGTAAAATGGCACAGCGCACTGATAATATGGATGTTGTAGAAATTAGTTAGGGACTAGTAGTCCCATACATACCTTGGACTGACTGGGATGCTGCAGAACTATTCTGTAGCATCCTTTCTGTTTGGTCTGCATCAGATTCACGTACACCCATACCTTCCATAGCTACCTTAGCAATTAGAGTACCATACGCGCCAGCCCCAAAGAACATCTGTTTTAGTTTATCTGCAGTTGTCTGTGCTTTACCAGTTCCTGTTACTGCTTTAACAAACTCATCATTAGCAAGTAATCTTGCAACTCGTGCCTGTGAAGCGAGTCTAGCTAATCCGGAAGCAAACTTTCCGGGGTCTACTGTAAACATTTCACCAATAATTTGTGCGCCTGCAAGTGCAGAACCTGCATCAGCGCCATCTCTTGTGACCACTCCCGCATATTCAGTAATGGCATCTAAAACTTTTTCGTCTGTTTCATTTAGTATGTCTTTAAATACACCCGCAGATTTAAGTTTTGCCATAACTTTTTGCAATGCAGCTACATCTATTGTTTGTTGACCTATATCTGCATACGGTGATTTACTTGATACTTCTTTTAGTACTCCGCTTTGAGGTGAAATAATAAAATTAAGCAATCCCTCACGTAAATTTGTGGCTACCCCTTCTTTACCTTCTGGAGTTGCTTGTCTACGGCCTACTGCCAGCAGTTCATTTAAGGATGCGCGAATTTGTGCAGAATCACCACTGAGTGCTGTCTCAAACACTTCAGCCATTGTGCCCGATGGTGGGGCGCCTAGTACTTGGTCTATACTTCCACCACGTTGCAGGTTAGCAATTAAGGTAGCATCATTACGTATCTGCGCTTCTTGTGCTTCATCAATACC